GTATGGTCTTCCAACCACTAGAAAAGATAAATATTCTGACTACCATGGGCAAGCTGCGTCAAAACAATCAACACGTGTAGCAGCAGCTCAGTGGATTCCAACATTTGACATTGACCCAGATGAACAGGGAAACCAAACATACAGCGGTTTTGGTGACATTTTGATTGGATTTGCAAGACCATCAAGGGCGCAAAGTTCAGGGTATGGAGCCCTCTACTATTGGGTGGGTCAAAACGAGGCTATTTGGGAAAACTTTAAAACAGCAGAATCTTTTGGTAAACAAGTAGAAGTTTTGGGTGATGGGGACCAGTTTGACCCAAGGCGTATTGCAGTGTACACAGAAGAACACTCAGCACATGATGAAATGGATGAGGGTGCTGAAGACACTGTTAGATGGATTTGGACTATCGGTTTTACCACCAATCGAGATGCTGCAGAATTTGAAGCACTTAAGGCTGCACGTAAGGCTGAGGTTGCAGCACGAGCGGCAGAAAGAGCAAGAACTACAAAGGGTAAAAAAACTACCGAGTAGTATACTAATCAACTATGAATAATTTGTACACAATTGGACCGTTGTATTGGATTACCAGAGACACCGGAACTTACCAAGACAGAATCCTAGCAATTGGTTTTATGCGCCAAACTTCCCCACCTTGGCGGGTTGGTAGAGGGTTGCACATACGCTTTGGTAAGTACAGCTTTCAAGTTGGCTTGAGTAAAAAGTCAAGTAAAACAGATGACACCGAAGGCTTACTGTATGCTATGCAAGGTCGCGTGTTAGATGCATCTGTTGCAGAAATAGGAGAATGGTAATGAAACTGTTTATGCGTTCAAAGTATGACGCACCCAAAGCGCCTTCAATTCCCCGATTGGCAAAGCTTGATGTGTCTGAACTTTCTAATTGGTTTAACACAACTTTAATGGGCCTGGGTATGTCTTTTGACAAATGGAAACACCATGATGCTCCTGATGAAGTATCAATACACCTTGAAACACTGGTCCAATTGTGGTCAGAGATAAAATCTAGAAGTGAAAAGTAATGGTAGATGAAGAATACGATCAACCTTCTGAACAAGAGATATCTGACCAAGGTGAAGAATTTTTAGACGAGTCTAACGACCTTGATGAAACTTCAGCTGAATTTATTGACAACCTAGTACTCAAACTAATTCTTTTTACAGAAGAATTTTGTAATATTAAATTGTTCCCGTACCAAATACCTATTGCATACAGAATTATTGAGTCAATAGTTATTGGTGACGGCGAAGAAATGACTCTGATTGCTACTCGTCAGTCTGGCAAATCAGAAGTTCTTTCAAACGTTCTTGCCTCAATGATGGTTATTTTGCCAAAGCTTGCACCGGTGTACCCAACCTGGCTTGGTAAATACGAAAAGGGTTTTTGGTGTGGGGTGTTTGCCCCAGTTGAAGATCAAGCAGATACTGTGTTTAGTCGTATTGTAAGTAAACTTACTAGCGATCACGCTCTTGAATTCCTGCTAGATCCTGAAATTGATGACAAGGCCACGTCTGGGGGAGCCCGCGGTAAAGGCCGTATTATCAGTTTGAAACGTTCTGGCTCACTTTGCCGTATGCAGACTTGTAACCCTAAGGCAAAGATTGAATCAAAAACTTACCACTTTGTAATGGTTGACGAAGCTCAAGAAGCTGATGAGTACATGATTGCTAAATCAATCAAGCCAATGCTTGCGTTCAATAACGGAACCATTGTTCTTACTGGAACAGCAACTAGAAATAAATCGTATTTCTATAAGATGATCCAATACAATAAGCGTAGAGATATCAATGGTAAGCGGAGCCATAGGCAATGCCATTTTGAATACGATTGGCGAGTTGCGGCAAAGTACAATACTAACTACGCAAAGTTTATTTCTAAAGAAAAAGTGCGCATCAACGAAGACTCAGATGAATTTCAGATGTCTTATTGTAACAAATGGATCCTTGAAAAGGGAATGTTTGTTACAGATGATCGGTTAAACAGTCTGTACGACCCGTCAATGAACTTGATTAAACAATGGTGGAGAACTCCAGTTGTAGTGGGTATTGACGTTGCCAGAACAAATGACTCTACGGTTGTTACTGTGTGTTGGGTTGACTGGGACCACCCTGACGGTTTTGGGTTTTACGAACACCGTATCCTTAACTGGTTAGAAATCAATAACACTGAATGGGAACAGCAGTACTTTGAGATTATTGACTTCCTTAGAAATTATGATGTATATCGTATTGGTGTAGATTCCCAGGGCGTTGGTGGGGCTGTTGCAGAACGCCTACAGGTCTTACTACCCAACATTGAAGTAACGGGTGTTTCTTCAGACACCAAAACTCAAAACGAACGTTGGATCCATTTAACAGAACTTATTCAAAGAAACCAGCTAATTATTCCTGGTCATTCAAAAGCTAAAAGGAATAAAACTTGGAAAAAGTTTAATCAACAGATGTCCGATTTGGAAAAGGTTTATAGAGGCCCATACCTACTGGCTGCTGCTCCTGATGAAAAGGGAGCATTTGATGACTACCCAGATTCCCTGGCTATTGCCTGTTCCCTATCAACTTTAGACACTATGCCTATGGTTACCGTGAGTGAATCCCCGTTCTTCGGACGATGACCAAAAAAGATGCTAATCTGTACATATACCCCCGGTTCCTTTAGGAGGATCTAAAAATGGCAGTATCTCCAAACCCCATGTTCCCCGAAGCCCAGCAGAATGTTTTTGAACGTTCAATGGCACCCAGTATTCCTGGCAATCGTGGCCCTCTTCGTTTTGAAGAAGGCATTGCTACAGACACTGACGTTCCTAACGACTTTGGTATTGGTGCTTACGAAGACACGGCTCCGTCGCCTATGCGTCAGAACCACAACAACCCTGAGATGTTTTACAAGTATCCGGAAGAGACCTTGCGTGAGCGTGCTCACGTAGGTTCAGCTACCTGGATTGAAGCACCCGCAATGCTCAGTGACTTTGTTCAAGGTTCCATGTCAGGTGAAGGCATGCCCGTTTGGGAATATGCTTATAATTCGGGTGGTCGTGCGAATCGCCCGAATCCGACTGTCGTTTACGACTGATTGTTGTCCCCGACAGGGAATAAAAGGACGGAGCCTTAAGAAAGCTCCGTCCTTTTTGCATTTTGTAATCTAAGGTTCTTGATAGAGTGACTACTCCCCCCCTAGTGCATGGAGTGTCTATGAACCGTCAAGATCTGTCAATGATCGCCCATTTTCTTTCAAGAGTGTCTGTACGCGGATACCAGGAAGAAGCTGAACTGCTTGATTTAATTAATAAAGTTTATAAGCAAATCAATAATTCCAACACAAGCACGATTACATATAGTAAGGTGGGCGACAAGGTTGCATAAACCCAATCACACAAGGAGCACAATATGGAGCAGGTATCAAACCTGGTCAGTGATCTTCTAGAGAGAAACTTAGTATCGGTTCGTAATGATTGTGGTTTTTCAAGACTACGAACGCGTATGCAAGAAGTTGAACTAGAGGCACTAGACCGAGCAGTAGAACTTATTAAACTTGATAATGGATCCGGTAAAGCCAAAGTGTATTCATGCCAGTGGCTTACTGAGGTACTTAACAAGCACGGTTACAAAATAAGTTCAAGCACAATATCTCGTCATCTATCAGGAAGGTGCGGTTGTGAGTGAACTATCAAATGACCTCAATAACAACTATTCATTAGGAAAAATTGCTGAATTACTAAAGCGCAATGACATTGATCTTGCTGAAGTAGGTTCAGTAAAGAGGGTGTCTGTATACCAGTCGTTAACAAAGAACGAAGAAGGTCATGCAGAAATTCATGACTTGTTTGGTATCCAGTTTAGTCCTGCATGGGAATCTGGTCCAGCGTGGCCAGTAGTTCAACCAGGTCCTTCTGTAAAAATCCCAGCAATTAAAGCAAAAGCTGAAAAGATCTCAGATCATCAAATTTGCGTAGTTTTACCAGATATGCAAATTGGTTATTTCCGTGCCTTAAACGGTGAATTAGAGGCCACCCATGATGAAGCAGCAATGGACATTGCTTTGTCTATTACTAAGAGCCTTAACCCAGATTTGGTTGTAATGGTTGGGGACAACCTTGACTTTCCTGAGTTTGGTAAATACAGACTTAGTAGTGCTTACGCCCTAACAACTCAAGCCTCTATTGATAGAGCTACAACGTTGTGCGCTCAAGTAAGGGCAGCGGCACCTAACGCTAAGATTATTTGGCTTGCAGGAAACCACGAAGAAAGATTGGTGAATTTTGTTCTTGATAACGCGAAAGCTGCTTTTGGTATCCGTAAAGGCAATACGCCTGAGTCCTGGCCTGTTCTTAGCATTCCTTATCTCTGTCGTTTCGACGATTACGGGGTTACTTACATACCTGGCTATCCGGCTGGACAATTCTGGGTCAACGAACGCCTCCGCATCATCCACGGCACAAAAGTACGGAGTAACGGGTCGACAGCGCACGCGTACCTCGGTAGCGAAAAAACCTCTGTCCTTTACGGGCACATCCACAGGCGTGAATGGGCTGAGCGGTCCCGTGAAGATTGGGATGGTGCAAAGACCATCATGGCCGCATCCCCTGGTACGTTGGCCAGATGCGACGGGGCCGTCCCATCTACCAAAGGATCCATCGACCTGGACGGTAGACCTATGACCATTGTGGAAGATTGGCAACAAGGTATTGGTGTTGTTACTTTCCAACCTGGGGATGGACCATTCTGGTATGAACAAGTTCCTTTCCATAACAGATCCGCTATGTACAGAGGTAAGTTGTACACTTCGTAAGAAGTATGATTG